CATTTCACCACGAGGCCATTTTATACGAAACTCGGTATTCTTTTCTAAATCTTTTTCAGCTAAAATTAAAGAAGTTTCTATGGTTGTAATACGTGAAACCACTCCAAAATATGCCCAAACACCCAGTGCTACCGCTGCTATAATACTCAGCAGATTTCGAACGGGCATAGCTACACTTGTGTTATCGCTTAATTTCATGTTAACATTTCCATTTTCTTAAAGCCAAAGCTTTACGTGTTGGTCTTCCTTTTTTATCTTTCATTGGACCTTTAACTCCTCCCATACGAGCACAAAAACTTTTACGACGTTTAGCGGCTTTAGAACCTTTTTTAACTTTTCCAGTAACAGCTTTTTTTAATTTAGATCCAGGATTAGCTGCACGATAAGAAGCAATACCTTTGGCATTTAAACCTCCAGATTTACTTTTTCCTTCTTTTCTTTGCCATGCTGGTGTTTTAGCCATTTTTCTTTTTCTTTTTTATTATTTTTTTTAAAACTTTTGATTGTTGTCCATGCATTTTAGAAGCTTTGGCTAATCCTTTAGCTATTTTTTTGATTTTTTTTCTTTGTTTTGGTAACATTATTTCCTCGCTGTTTTTGCACTTTTTCTAAAAGCTTTAGCTGTTGGTGCACCTTTGCTTCCAGGCTTCCTCATTTTTTCTTTACTACCAGCTTTTATTCTTTTTCTTTTAGCATGTATGTTTGCATAGAGTCCACGTTTAGCCATTATGCCAATCCTTTCATTAATTCACTTAATTCATGTGCCCGATTTGGGGTCTGCTTCGCCCATCTCGAGTCCAGCATCTCGCAACTTGCATCAAAAAATTTCCCTTCTCGTAAAAATTTCCACATATTGCGGAACTTCGACACACCCCCAGCTCCAAGCTGAAACACCATTTCAATAATAATTTCTTTAGCTAAAGGTGGTAATTCTATATCATGGCAAAGTTTATTTGCTCCATCAATAGCTCGATTAAGATCTGTAATAAAAACGCGGTGTAATTCTTCTTCCGAATATTCTTTATTTTCGTCCCAAATTTCATCTTTGGTACAAAGGTGGCCCCACCCAATAGTTTTATTTTTCAGGGTATCCAGATAAACGGTATTACGAAAACCTTCATGAACCTTAATACGTGCTTCTAAATTTTTATAGTCCGCCATTTTATTCACCTTTCATTGTATCAAGTTTTTTATTAATATTTTTGATTTCAACTTCAATGACCGCGATCCGCGATTCAATTTTTGTAAACGTCATTAACGCTGATTCCATTCTATCCATATCTTTTTCTAATGCATTTACGCGTTGACTTGTCATTCCCCAAGTTATTCCCAAGGCTAAAATAACACCAACTAACCATACACTATCTTTTACAGTAAAACTCATTTATCTCTCCAATTTAAGACGTAGTTTTTCTATTTCCCTAGCTAGCCAATCTACTGGTTTTGTAGCTTGTTCTACCATATTTCCACTAAAATCTAAAGCATCTCCCCCCGCTTCTAAAATGCCTCCATAAACAGGTTCTGCTACTTGTTTTAAAGCTGAAGCGCCCATTTTAATAGGATAAGGAAGTAATACATTTTCCATTATTTGTCCTAATCTATGACCACTTGACCAAGGAAAAGCTTGTTGATAAGCTCCTATATCTGCATTGTAAAGTTGTTGTCTAAAATTAAAATATTGATCTCCCGTTAATCCTAAACGTAAATTTTGAGCGTTTAAATTTTTTAAAAAATTAACTTTATCTTTTTGATTCATAGTTGCAACTTCAGCACCATCTAAACTTCCAACGCCACTTAATAAGTTTATAACATTTTGTCTTTCTCTTTCTGCTTCTATAGCTGCTGGATCGTTTTGATTTAAAATAAAATTTCCTCCGTAAGTGTCATCACGACGGCCTAAATTTCCTCCTCTAACAGCAGGAACACCATCTAAATAATCTTGAAGGTGTTTATATTGTGATGTGGTTGTAAAATCTTTTCCTTTAGCAGCGTATTTTTCAGTAAGACGATCTACTTCATTAGCCAATTTATGTTTGGTAGGATTACCTTTGGCTTTATACCAATCTTTTTTACTAAGAATATCTTCGTTTTCCTCTGCCATGATTATTTGTAATCACGGTTTTCCGGATCTGTTCTTCCATACTTAAACCAATCCATTACATCTAAAATTATTTTTTCAATTCCTTTAGGTTCTTTTCTTGTAATTTCTCCTGTTTCAATATCTAAAATATAAATTTGACCATCTGTATAAGGCAAGCCGCGATCTTGTATTTCCTCTAAAGTTAATCGTCTTGTAGTTTCTCCGTCTGCAGATTTACTTGTTTCTTCCTCAATAAGTTCAATTTCTCCCGTAGTCATATTCTGAGAATAGTTACCTTGTGGTAATCCCATTGCTTCTATTTGTTCTGGAGTTAAAATTCTAATTTTTTCTGACTGCTCCGTGGTTATTGTTCCAATGGCGCTGTCTTCTGGATTTTTCACTGTGTAATCAATGTTTTGTCCAATAATCTCAGCACTATTGTCGTCAAACACGTATCCCTTTTTTTCCATATCTCCTTGTGTTTCAAATCCTAAAAATTCTCTAATAGCCTCCGCTGATTCTTTACCAAATTCTTGTGTAAATCGAGTTGGTTCTTCTACAAACATTTGAATTAACTTAGCCATTACAGCATTTTCTGATAACCCCATTTCTTTTTGCGTACGTAAAAAATCTATTTGATTTTGCGCATTCATAACATCTTGATTTCGATCTAAAGGAATAATACCATCTTTAGATACTGTGTCTTTTATTTGTATAATATCTTCAATAGCCATTATAGTACCCTTTGTCGTGTTTTAGGAGCTGCATTAACGATTCCTCCTTGAGCCATTGTTACAGTATTCCTTGATGCAATCATCTGTCCAGTTGTATCATATGGATAGAAACTTGAAAACCGTTCTGGTGTAATATTATTAGCCATAGGGGCTGAAGCTAATTGTATCTCATTTTGGTTCGCGAGCTGCGAAGCAGGGACCACGTCGGGAATATTCATATTTAAAGAAGCTTCTGGTATTTCTGGAACTTCCCTTTGGTCGGGTGATATACGTTCCAATTTAGTTGGATTTTCATTTGGTACAGCCCCTTCATTTGAATCATTAACTTGAACCCCATCATCAGTTAGAGTATATTCTTTTGAATCACTTACAATAACAGGAGGTTCCATAAGGTCTTCAACTGACAATTTTATTCCCATATTCCATAAATAGTTAGAAACCCTTGTTGCTTCGTTTTTTTGTAACTCTGTAAAGTATCCAAATCCACCTTTACTTAAATTGTAATCAATAAATAAATCTTTAGATAAAAAATTAGCTACATCAGGATTAGAAAAAGCTTCAAAATAAAGAGCTTGAATTTTTCTTTTTTGCTGGGTGCTAAATAATCTTGAAACTAAATAAATAAGCGTATTTCTTCCACTAACACGACCTTCTTTCCATGAACGTACGATAGAACTAAAACTTTGAACACTTGTTCCAAGTTGTTCTTGAATTTTTTTAATGCCAGGAGGAGTTATATCGGCAATAGCTGCTGGATCAGGAACTCGAAAAACAGTTTCATAAGCATCTACAAGAGTTTTTAATGCTTTAATTTCATTATTATTATACATTAATTTCATTACTTCTTTTCCCGGCTCACTTTCCATCCATTTTTTAACCGCTGCTCCATTTTCTAAAGGAATCATATCCCCTATGTTTTTCCACACCATACTGCGAAAAGCATTTTTAGCATCAGTCTTTCCAAATTGCGTTCCAGACGCATCTCTTAATGTTTTCATTAAAACAGGATCTTTTAATGCTTTTTTAATTAAGTCATTTACCGTGTAAATTAATGCATCTTGTGTTTCTCCTGTAAAACCGGCAGCTGTTCCTTGAGCAGTTGCTTGAATTTCACTATTAACAATATCAATAATGGGTCTTAATTTTTCTCTCATAAAATTTTTTTCTATATTTTCGTTTCTTGTTTTTAAAGCTATAGTTCTATTGGCAGCGTCATCTGTAAGTGTTTTTGAATTTAATAATCCTTCTTTTATATTAGGCCAAAATTTTAACCAGGCATCATTTTTTTCCATCCATTTATTTAATTTAATAGTATCAATAACTCCATTTTTATTAATAATATTTGCTTTATAAATTTTATCCATAATAACGTCACGTACAGCATTGTTTAATTGTGCTTGTTCAAGGGGATCACTAACATTATCAACTAAAACTTTAAAATTTTTAGCAGTTTCTGAACTTTTTAAAAATTCTTCCGCTACTTTTTCTGGAGCCGTATAATATCCTCCTCCAGCCTGTACTCTATTCATTTTAAATACAGCACCTTTATTATAAATATCAGCTACTTGAGCTTTATAATCAGTAAAAAATTGGTCTAAAGTTCGAGCTGTTCCATCATCTAAAGTTCTAAGAGGAATCATTTTAGTTTTCATAAAATCAAATAACGCTTGTTGCGTCATGTAAAGATTAGAGTAAGCTTCTTTTCCTCCTACACCCATGCTTTTAGCCATAGAAGCATCAAAAAGTTGATTTGTAACTGTTGAATAAAGTTTCCAGATATCTAATAGACTAATAGGTTGATTATCTGGTGTGTTTATAATTTTTTGAATAACAGGAGGTAAAGTGTCCGGATCTTCAAAATAACTTGCTTTCATGCCCGGGCCCCAAATTTTTTCTAGAAGACTCTTTTTAAAATCTTTAAAGTTTGATACCTTCATGTTAGGACCTAATGTATTAATAAGAGAATCTTCAGCTACAAAAGGTTCCATTGCTAGTTTTCTATTAGTTTCAATAATTTGCCTAATATTTTGTCCCCCTGAAACTGCATCAGCTCCACTTATAGGTTTAATGTTACTTTGAGCGGCTATGTTAGATAATACATCCGTTTGATCTAAGATTTCTTTTTTAATAGCATTACTTTGAAGAATTCTCCCTGATAATTCATCAATAACTATTAAAGGAGCATGTTCATCTGTAACAAACATATTTTCATAAAAACCTTTAAGAATATTTTGATTTGTTTGTTTTCGATCCATAATTAAATTTAATTGTTCTCCACTTGCCTTAGCCTCAATCGCCATTTGAGTAGATATGTTTTTAGCTGAAGGTGCTTGTTGAGCTATACTTAATTGCAGCTTTTGATTTTGAAGCATTTCTAATATTTGTACTTCACTATATTTTCCTGAATTTCTTAAAACATTTTCATAGGCTTGTAATGCTGCCTTTGCTAACTGACCTACAGTAAAGTCTTGATTACCAATGGTAATAGTGCCAGTTTCTGTATTATTTAACATTTTAAAAAGTTGAGCCGATATTTCTTCTTCATTCATTCCTTCTTTAAAAAATTGCGATCTTAAAGCTTGAAGAGCCTCTCCTCCCACAACATTTTGTTTAGTAAGTAGAGCTACTTCTCGAGGAATAACACTAGCTGGATCATTAATAGCTGCTTGCCATACGTCTTTAATTTGTTTGTATACAGCTTCATCTACTTGATTTTGAAGAGATCGAATATATTCTCGTTGCGCTGCTACACTTCTTAAAGAAAGTAGTTTGTTAAGATATTGACCTGTTAATTTTATGGTCGTTCCAGCTAGAGGTGTTTTAGTTAAAAGAATTCCTGCTCCCTGTACACCTTTTGCTGTTCCTATAACCACAGCAGGCGCTGCTAAAGATCCTACAACCAGGGCTCCTGTTTCTACTAAAGATGACAAAACAGGATGTTGTTCTCTAAATTCGGGTGTTAATTGTCTATCAGCTGTGTATATTCCTGTAGCTGCTCCTGTTGAAAAAAGTAAATCCATTTGAGCAGCTTTAAGAGGATTGTTAGCAATCCAGTTTAAATAGTCTTGTCCAACAGATGTTAATGCTGGAAAATCTGTATTTCTAAGTTTAGCCGTATCTGTTACCCATTCATATTTACCAGGACTCACCTCAACCATTTTTCTATATTTCATTGGAGTCTTCATAGCGTTTATAAATCCAGCTCCTGTAAAAAAAGTTGCACCTAAACCAGAAATATCTCCACTCATGTGCGCCCATTTTTCCCATTCATTACCGGGCTCTTCACTTTCAAAAATATATTTATCACCGGTAACTAAACCAGGACTTGAACCATCAGTTGAAATACCAACTCCGGTAGAACCAGACATGTATCCTAATTTTCGTTTATTAATCAGATCAGAAAATTGAAAAACATCCTCTTCACTCCATCCTAAATTATAGGTATCAGAAATTCCAAGAGCTACTTTATTAATAACCGTATCAGGAAGAAACATTATACTGTCTATAAATCCCTCACTAAATTGACCATAAACAGCTAAAGGAGTAGCTCTTTTTTTAGTAGTAAAAGTAATATTTTTTTTATCTTTATCTCCGGTAACAGTGTCGCTTTCAGATACTGTTGTAAGTTTATCATTATCTAAAAGAGATTCAGATTCTTTTATTTGAGTGTTAATATCAGTAGTATTAGTAGTAATATCTACTTCAGTTTGTGAATTAAATTTTGTTCCTGCGCTTGTTGTAAATGTAACCATTTTTTAATTTTCCGTCTTTATGTCTTCCGCAGGAGCGCCATCAATAGATACCCACATACCTATTATACTTTTTCCTTGAGATTGAAGAAACTTTAACCATTCTGATCCTTGGGTCGCTCCTTGTGTGCTCATAATAATAGGATCATTAGCTGTGCCACTTGGTATTTTATTTAGACGAAGCCATGTTTGATCTGGGTCTATTTTAAGTAAATTTCTATTAAAAGATAATCTGTTCTGTATAAATCTGATAGTCTCATTAAAGTTTGCCCATCCTACTTCTGGATCTAAAAAAAATTTAAGTCCTTCTGTATTTAATTTATTAATTAATTCTTGTTCTGCTACAGGATAACGAGGGTTTAAAGAAAGGGCTTGAACCATAACACGACCAAAAAGTTCTACTTGTTGTTGACCACTTGATGTTTTAACAAATTTACCCCACTCATCTGCTCCTGAAGGTAAAATAGACATTACTCCTGTTAAAGCATTTTTAAAGTAATTTTTAGGACCTAAAACTTCTTCAAGTATTTCTATTAAATCGTTAGCCTCTACCATGGCATATGATAAGTTAGTAATTTGTCGAATAGCTTCTTCGTAATCACCTGTTGTTAAATCATTAATAGTAAAGTCTGTAGGATTCATTACTACCGCATAAGGATTCTCATCATCAATTTGTCCTAGTAATGGATAATTTCCTTCACTGTCTGCATTTACTAATTGTCTGCTGTTAGTAGCTTTATCTACTATATAAATTCTTCCATCTTCTTGAACAACCATGTCAATAATCCCATCAACCATTTTCGTTGCTTGCTGTATATATTCTTCGTCACTAGGAGTTGTCTCATCTGTTACTCCCCACTCATTGGATTTAAGAATCTCCGTAAGAGCACCAATTTTCTTTTCTCTTTCACTAATATTGGCTGGAGATAAAAGAGGTTTAATTGCACCATCTTTTTTATTTTGCATCCACACACCGCCTCTATCAACAGGAAGACCTAAATCACGAGCTGTCTTTTCATCTAACACCACCCAATTATCTCCTGGAGTTTTATAACCTTGTAACTCAGTTATTTTTCCGGTTGTATTATTGCGTTGCCAAACTTGTCCATTATCTGTTGGAAGATCATATTGTTGAGCCACTGCAGAAGAAAGCACGGTAAAGTTTTCTGCTCTTTGAGAAATACCATAGAGTTGTGTAACTTTTTGAGTGTCTTTATCTCTTTGCCAAATTTGTCCATCCTCTGTTGGAAAACCTAATTTTTTTGCTTCTTCTTTACTTAAAACCTCAAAATTTTCTCCTATTGAGGCACCTTGTAAAATAGTAATCTTACCGTCTTTGTCATTAATCTGATAAACTTGACCTTTATCTACTGCAAGACCATTATCTATAGCCTGCTTTGTAGATAAAATTCTAAATCTATCTTCCTTAGGAACAACACCTTGAAGTTGTTTTATATCTCCATTAAGTGTGTTTTCTCTCCAAATTTGTCCGGAAGATGTGTCTAAATTTTTTGCTTCAGCTTCTTCTTTTGATAAAACTTTAAATTGTTGTAACCCTTGGCTTAATTGAGCACTCATGTCAGCTATAAAAGCTTGACCCATAAGTTCTTTAAAAGCCTCTGCATCTTGTTCTTTCATTTCTAAAGCCGTTTGTGCTACTTGGCCTTCTCGTTGTCTTTCTGCTTGAGCAATAGGTTGCCCAGCCTGTAACCAATTATTTAAAGCTTCATTAGCAATAGGACCAAATTGACCTCCTTCAGATCTTCCACTAATTAAAGACAAACCTAATTGAATATCATTCCAAAATTTTTCTCTTTCATAAGCGTGTTCAGGATACATTCCTTCAGCTGCTTTTTGATAATATTCATCTGTTTGAACAGGATGAATAGCAGAAATAACATTTAAACTGTTTTGAAATCTTTCACTCGCTGAATTTTTTCCTGTAAAATCCATATCACCTAACGCCTGTAGTTGTCCTTCACTTAAACCTTCAAGACCAGGCTTTTGTTCAACAGATTCACTAAAAATAGAATCCGCAAGTTCAACGGGATTACCCTCTTGTCCTGAGTCTACCATAGCAAGAATTTGTTCTAAAGTTGCCATAATTAATTACCTGTTAATCCTAAATTACCAATTCCTCCTGTTAGACCTTGATAACCACGAAGCCCAAGTAATCCACCACCAATAGCGGCAGCAAAAGGACTTTGCATATAAAGAGGTCCTGCAGCCACGGGTTGTTGAATAGTACCAGCAGGCATACCTTGTAGAATATTAGCTCCAAATTCTAGTCTGCCGTAAGGTTCTGCTTGTTGTGCTAAAATATTTTGTCGAGCAACATCTCTTTGGGTTTGAGCAAAAGCTTGATTTTGTTGTCCTATACCAAGCAAGCCTCTAACATCTGCTTGTTGCATTCCTTGCATTCCTTGGCCTATATTTGCTTGCATATTAGCTAAATTTCCTAACATACCCACTTGCGTTCCGTATTGTTGACCTACACCAATAGCTCGTTTAGCAGCAGCTTCTTGTGATGCCATAGCGGCGGCTAAAGCTTGTTGATAATTTCGTGATTGATCTTCATAAATTCGTCTTGATTTAATATCTTGAATGTTTCTTGCTAACTCAGCTTCTTGAATTCCAAATCGTGAACCTCCAAAAGCACCGGCTTGTCGGGCTTGCGCTGATAAAGCTTGAGTTGATAATGCTCCTTGTCTATCAATTTCTTTTAAAGCTTCTTGAGTAACACGAGCACTATAAGGAT